GCCTTACCTCCGGAGCCAATTGCAAAGAAGTCGGCATTAATCTTCTCGGCCTCGGGTCCACCTTGAGTCCAAATGTAAAGACCATCTGGTTTTAGAATTAACCCCACTATTTCATCTTCTGAGTAATGTGGGGTTTTCCATTTCGGCTGGTCTTTTTCTTTAAACCCCTTGCGTCCCCATTCAAGAAAAGCGGAGCAATCACCGCCTTCACCGCTGGCTCCAAATACAATTCCATTACTTTTGACAATTTTAGTAGCAGGGTAAGCAAATCCTTTCTCCGCTATGGATACACGACTGTCTGAGACCATATATTCAAGATTAGCGACTATGGTGGTCACTTCATGATCTTCCGTTTAACAATACAAGATTTAATAATCTTCATAACATTTGAATAGTTACCTTGACTATCACCACTCAGGGCTAGACGAAGTACTTCATTATCTTCGTCCAAAACAAACCCAACTGTCTCACAAATTAGTACACCTTTTGTAATTTCCTCATGAGGGGTCCATGCATGGGCTGTAGCTGTATGGTCCTTCCATCTAATCCAAGCTATCTTCTTTAAAGGCTTCTCTAATTTCTTTTTTGGCTTCGACTTCTTCTTGTTCACGTAGTCTCACTTTTTTAGTTTTCTCCGCACGATGGCGGTATTGACGATTTCCAAGTAATTCACTGATCAATGGATTCCTCGTCTTCAAATTCCGTTGCGAGTTCTTCAATTTTATCCTCGATTAAATCCCTAAATCTATCCACAATCTCTTCCGAAGATATGTTAAGAACCTCCAGAAGAGTAATTTCATCAAGCCTCTTGAGGCGTTCACATGTTTCCTCGAAAGTGATCATCATTACTCCTTCATTCCTTCCCGCGCCATTACATCTGCAACAATACGATTACCCCAATAACTAATAGCTGGCTCCTGAAAGAGTTCGCTATGTCCCCACACTTTAAATAGATTGTATGCATCAGAACCACAATCTACATTCCAAACATCATCGTCTTCCACACCGGTGTATCCTACTCGCCCCATTTCTCCCCAAGGGTGGGCTAGAAGGAGTTTAGACCAGTGGACAACCTCATCTCCACCATTGTAGTACACATTAACCCACCTTGCGTCGCTTTCAGCGTCATCGTCGAGGGCTGGATTGATATAGACTAGACCAAGATTCTTTCGATACTTGTTGGCTATAGTCCACGCCAGAGTACACCCATTGGAGTGTCCGACCAGGATATCGCCATCATCAATTTTGGTTGCCAGCCGAATAGCCCTGAAAGGGTTAATTATCCTGGCAGTCAGAGCATAGGCATATCCATAGTTATGGACAACTGTCTCAAATCCCACGAACTTAAAGAATGGTTCCAGTTTGGCAATTGTCCCACCCGGTTGGCTAGTATGGATACCATGTATCAGGTGGACTCTCATCAGAATGGAACCTCTTCCTCTACAACATTTGAGTGGACAGACCGGAAGTGGTCGAAGAGTTGGTCCCAATCCTCAAAGTGTCCGTCCGCCAGGGACAGAAAGATAGCATGCTCAGGTTTCGATCCAACAGTATAAAGCAACTTGTGCTTCGCCAGAGCGAATCCAGTTTCGACCATCTTTCCAGCAGTCTTGGACGGGTTAGCTACGTCAAGGATCACACAATCGGCGGCATTAACTTCCTGTAAGTCCTTCATGGCCATCTTCTTCTCAAAGATTTCCTGGGACATACCTTCCGGCTTGAGTTGCTCTTCTAACCAGCTTGAGAGAACGGTGTGTCCGAGTTGAATCAACGTTTCCTTATGATGACGAATACGTTGTTGCTCAGAGAATGTTGCAGCCGTGTAAATCTTCAATTCATATCCTTTTCTAAAATAGCACGTCCAACTTCTCCTACTTCTTCTCCAAGAATTACAAACCATTTCTCTGGAGTATGGTGTCTAGCACCCCATTTACCTTCTTGTCTTAATCTTTCGTCCGAAATCGCCTCAAAAATAGAGACTTGAGTCTTATCCAATTCAGAGTTATTACAATGTAAGACAGTAGTTCCCTCAAAATGATCTTGAAGGGCTGCTATACATACAGCAGCACACTGGATTAATTCATCACGATAACTCATTTAATACACATCTCCGTTTTCTTGAATCTTGATATCTTCGTAGGGTGCAGCAATCCTGCGGTAAAACTCAAGTTTGGCACCTTCGAGGGCACCGATTATATCATTTATCCCTTGATAGTTTCCAGAACATTCCCAATATTCTTTTATAATTTCTGTAAATTGGTAATTTAGTTCACCTGCTGTTCGTGCTCGTGATCCATAGCGATATACCTGTTCATCATCATATCTAGGGTTAATTTCAATACGTCTTTCTGATTTAATGTAAGGCATTAAAAATCCTCTGGAAAACCATTAGTTCTAAGAAGTTCATCTATATATCTATGAACATTGTCCACTAATTCTAGTGGAATGCGTCTTTCGACATAAGTATAATTAGACTTAATTATTTCTCCATACTCTTTGATGTATTCATCAGAAGGTAATGACCTATATGATCCTTCAGAGTCATAAAATCCAACGTGCCCTTCCTGTTTAATTGGTGCATCTCCAAAACCCATATATCTACTAGAATCTGTTTTTTTCATCTTGTTCCCATTGCAAAACCAATATTAGCAAGACCGTAACAAATCCAAACCCAAGCGAACCACCAGTTCTTGTTCCAGAGCAAACCAACGGCAGCAATCCAACAGACCACCACCTGCATCCACATAAACCAATTAGGCAACATGTTTTGTTAGAATCCTTTCCATAACATCAGGCCAGTATAGACCGCTAAGACGCAACATACACCCACCCACACTGAGGATAGCGGCAACAGTAACATAATGAGTGTTGTCAATAAGCCAGCCATATGTACCCAATATAGCACTGTAGAAGAAAACATGACTATATGCTATTACTAGATGCCGGGGGAACATTCTTTTCTTTCTCTCTAAGGATTAGTTCCAATCTGGCTAACGCATTCCACGCCACTTGGGAATCATGTAGCAAACCTGTATCAGCATCATACGGACCTTCAATGGCCGCTGCAAGTAAGTGTCTACCCAATGCATCACCATAGCGATTAATTCCATCAGGAACCGATTCCCATCCACGCCATGAATACTTCTTCGCCCCAATCGTTGAAACTGTTGCAATTTCACGAAGAGCACGTGGAAAATACTGTAGTAAACCTTGTAAAACCGCTGGCTTGCCGGAATCTGCCTTAGCCCCAGGTGTTTTGAGATCGAGTCCATTTGGGTCCTTTTCAATTTTTGGATATTTCCCTGGTCCAAAATCATAAGACTCCTCAATTTTGTCCATATTTTTCTCAAGAATCCAATGTTAAATCAAGGGCCATAACGTTCTTTCAAAAAAGCAATACTAATTGGCATCTCGTCAAAGGCCCCATTGTCAACTTCGTGAAGCATCCACAGACCATGCCACTGTTTGGCATTGCCTTGCGCCTTGAGATAGTCTTCATCATGCTGGTAGAATCCACCCACAAATAGTCCAGTGATCTGAGTACCGTCTGCCCGAGTGGCGAAACTAATCTGCCGACCCTGGACATGTCCCATTACACAAGATTGATGTTTCTTGACAAGTAAAGCGTTAGAACTGGTAACAGGCTTACCTAAAACACCAGATGTAAAATAATGGCAGTACATAACACCGTCAATAGAAATAGGCTCAAGATATGGAATAACTTCCCAACCGCGATCTTCATAACCTAGGTCCTTTGTTGAAATTACACCTTCCATCTTTGGATCGGCTTCAATACACCTGTCAATCCGGTCCTCATGATTGCCAAGACACATCACCATCCGGGGTTTCCAAATCTTTTCCTTATTCCGGCGGAGACGGTCCTGCTCTTCCCAAATAGGAGACATAAACATATCCATTGCTTTTTGGGCAACCTCAATATCAGCCTTATATCTCCGTCCTTCAAAAGCTTTCTTGCCAACATCATAAATTCCAAGTGAAGGCATGTCAGCAAAATCTCCTATGTGTACAATTACATCAGGCTTCTTGGCAGCCGCAAATCGGCCTGCCCAAGACAAATGATCTAATGGTACACCTTCTTTTACCTGGGTATCGGGTATAACTAAATGTTTAATGATTATTCTCCAAATAATTTATTGCTTTTTGAAGAGTATCTTTATTGTCTTTTGCATTTCCCAAAAGTAGGTTACAATGACTACAAAGAATTCCCCGTACTTTATTAGTGGTATGACAATGATCTACATGCCAAAATCTTTTTTTATCCACAGAAGTAATACCACAAATTGCACAACTTTCATTTTGAGATTTCCATAACGAATTATAATCATCTTCCGTAATACCATATCTTTTAAACCTACGTTTTCGTTCATGGTATCGTCCAATTTCTCGAACACGTTCTGGATTCTTAGCACGTCTACGACGTTGGGCTTCTCTCTGTTTTATAAAATATTCGGGAGGACGTTTATAAGTTTTCCAATAATTAGTTTTAACTGGAATAGTTATTGTTGAGTCTCCGTGTAATCTACATGAGAGGCCATGTCCTCTGGATTTACAGATTTAAAAGGTAGAAGTCCTTTTTGAAGTAAATAGTTCAGACCAATTCCGATTACCATGTCCAATTCGGCTTCACTTAATTCACCCTCAAATTGAACACCCTCCCCATTAAGTTCAAGTGTTTTAGATATTTTCATTATTGTACCCAATGTTTTGGAATGCCCATTTTAAAATCCGCCCATTCGATTCCATTAGACTCACACCAATCTGCGTAAGTTGTCTTGGATCGTTTGTCCAGAGTTTTGAAGGCATTCATAAACAACATATAGATCGTAAGTTCCGGATGCTGTTCCCTGATCCAGATATGCTTTGCCCGGTCTTCTCTTGAAAACAATCCTTTTGCTTCAATAAACACACCATCTTTAAGTTTGAAGTCAGGACGATAGAACCGTTCCTTTTCAGGTTGAACAAAATGGATTACCTCGGCCTCATACTTAGCTTTCTTTCCGAGTGCTTTGGCAACCGTTGCCTCAAATTTTGATTTATAAGCCATCAGTTGGAAACTTCCACATGTCGTTGTCAGACCGTTGAATGTATAGTAATCGACCAGTTAGGAGCAAGTTGTTGTCATCTACAAATCTTTCCCGAACAAACTCAAACATTTCAATTGGGTCAGACATGGAATCAAGTTCGTTGAACCAAGACTGAATTAGTTTGGTCGGCTTTTGTCTAGCCATCCCGTCAAATCCGGGCACATTATCAGACCGATCACCGAGAAGGCACTGCTTGTAGAAGTTTCGATATGAATCCTCCAAGGATACAGTCTGGAATTCCTTTTTTACAAAGTTGTAATGAAATCCCGGAATCTGTAGCAAGTCCTTATCAATTGAACAAATTATTGTAGTGGCTTCTTGAGCCTTTCCCAATGCATCGTCAGCTTCGATCCCGTCACAGACCACCGCATTCCAAGTTGTGACCAGATATTCACGGGTCGGCTGGAGGGACGGTGGACGGGGTCTATCACGATTGGCTTTGTAAGCCGGATATAGATCGTATCTAAAGTTCGTTGACCCACTGAGAAAAGCCTCATACTCGTCTGTCCCAACCTCATGCAACAGGTCTTCCATGATTCGATCAGTACGATAAAAAGCCAGATCAGTGGGATCATCCTCTTTGAGTGACCCCGCTGCCCTCCACGCAACAATATCCGCATCAATTAAAGCTTTCACAGAACTTCGACTTCGTCATCCTCTTTGGCGAAGACATAATCCTCAAACTTTTTAGCCAACTCAATAATTGCATCAGTCGAGAAATCGGTTGGAACACCTTTTGGATAAGTAGCTTTAACCAACTCAACTGCCGTGCTCAGACTTGATTGCCGGACGATGTAGACTTGTCTGGCTGCTCGTTCTTCCGGCGTTTCGTAAGAACTACGAACCGGGGTTTTAGAAACAGACGTTTGTCCTTGAACTCCCGAATCACTTCCAGCAGACTTTCCTCCGAGAACTGCTTCCGTCCACTGCCAGTACTCTTTTTGGTCTTTTTCATTCAGAACCTTTTCGGATTTTACGTCGAATACGTCGCCCGGACTGGCGTTAGACAACTTCTCGAAGACATCCTTGTAAACAAAGCTGACAAGTTGCTTTCCTTCAACTTTACCATTGGGGCCTTTGTAGGCCACATTAGCCTGACGATACTTCCCTTTGGAAGTTACTTCAACCTTAATGATTTCAATTTGCATTCAGTGATTCCTTATATTGTTTAAGCACCTGACTAATACGTGCTTGAGTGTACTGCTTACCATACTTGGAGAAAATGAAATTGACCAGATCAGTCAAGGTCTTGTTTTCTCGGGTCTTCAAATCCCACAATTCCATTAATACTTCTGTCGTCCATGTGAATTTATTCATACCTAATATTATATCCTATTATTGGTTAAATGTCAAGACATACTAATAATTTCGACAAATTTTTTGAGTTTTAACATCTCATCAGCCATATTAAGTGAACCTCTTGATTTTCCGTCCCAAAATATGAGTGCTTGATCGGCATATTGGGCCATTACTTTATTACGGATAACACCTGCGGACTTTCCATACTTAATCCAATCGGCAGGAAAATCCACTGTAGGTATTTTATAAGCATTTGCCCAGCGTTTTCCAATCAAATCGGGTCCTTTTGCTAAACCACAAACAATTTCGTCAATATCCTCAATAGGAATCATTCTCGATGAATTAAGATAGTTAAATATTTGATCTTCTTTCTCAATTAAACTCCTACTTCCTGCAATGATTAACTTCAAGTCATATCCTTAAGATTTGGACCAATTGTAATCTCAACTCTTAATGGAAGATTAAAGTCAATATTAAATATCCGCTGGAAATTACTAGGAAGATCATCAAAAACAGAGACAAGAATTGAGCGTACCAACTCTTCCAACGTTCTGTCCAAGATATCCACCACCACGGAGTCATGCACAGTACTGACAAGCATAATGCAATCTCTAACAGCTTTATCAAGATTGTCAAGTCGTCTCCTAAAGGATACACGCATAATAGTCATAAGGTCGGCCGCAAGGCCCTGCACAGGATAATTCAATATCTTGGTACGGGGCCATTGTGGTTCACCACGTTTATTGAGATAAGGTTTAAAGTCATAGAACCGACCAGTTGGCATAACAATCCGGCCAGTACTGGTAGCCTCCTGCATAAGCCGATCATGGTATTTTGCAATGCCTTGGTACTTGTCATAGAATAGGTCGATCACTTCTCGCCAGAACTTTGGAGAAGTTGACACAGATTGGAAGTCAGGATCGTGTGCATAGCTGTATTCCATGCCTCCGTAGATTAAACGGAAGACAAAGACTTTAGCTATCACCCGGGTTGGAAGGCCAAAACGTTCTTGATTAAGAGCGTGTTGGTCTACCCCCGAGAGAATCTCCTGCATTCCTACCTGATCCTGTGCCAACCAATTGACACATATCCACTCAAGACCTTTTGCGTCACCTGATAAAAACATTACCAATCAGCATAAGGTGCATGCCTGTCTTCTTCCTCTTTTTTGGATTCAGCCTCAAGATAGTCATCTATTTCCTTTTGATATGGAGCATTCATAGCCTCTAATTGTTCTGCTAAAGCTTTTAAAAGGTATGATGACCAATAACCTGCTTTGTCCAAAGCAGGCCAGAAATCATAGAATCCATCTTCCTTTGCAAAAATATCACCAATGTAAACTCCATTCTCATAATATACTTTTGTTCCCTCAAGTCTAATCATATTTAGGGTCTTTTCCATTACAAGTACAACATTCAAATTCTGGATGTGATTCATGAATCAAAAGACCGTCCCAATCTGGACAAAAATGCCAACCCTCTTCTATTTCTTGTTGTGTTAATCTCTCATTCAAGTCGTTCATTAATTGGAAATAACGATCATTAGTCATATCTGCATACTACTCCATAGACATGCCTCATATTCTTCTAGTGAATGACGTTTTTCATCCTCCTTAGATAGTCTACAAGCAAGCATCCAAAGATCAGTAATTGTATTGACATCAGATTGATTATTACAGTTTCGTATTGCATTTCTTATATCTTCATCATGACTTTTTAACCATATATTATGCATCATTGTATCTACTCACAATAATATGTTTAACATCACCAGCGATGTTCTGCTGATTAGGTCGTGATGCTGACAATCGACCTGTAGCCGCAACAACTTGATTAAACTGACCATGTAACATTCCTGGTTCCCAATCCATTTTCTCTATTAACTCCGGAAGTCCTTCATAGTAGTCCAATAACTTGGTTAATTCACTTCGACGAAGTAGCAGCTCAAGGATTCCTTTTGGACCACGTAGTTGTCGAATAAGTGTTTCATCCGTTGAATAATACCCTTCTTTTTTGAGTTCACTTTTCTCGATAGGTTGGTACATTCTTGGAAGAATGAATTCATCCTTTATAACCTTGTTCCGCGGCTTCCCAAGTTTCTGACCAGATTTATAAACTCCAATAACTTCCCGACGATCCACCCGAATAACCCCACCATAAAGAAAAACAGAAAGGTGATCGGGAGAATCAAAATTAACAGGGACGTGTGGATAAACCCCTCTGAGTTTTGTCTCGATTTGTTGTAATTCGTCATGTACTTTGGTTGATTCCTCCTGGCATTTTTCTACGTCCAGCTTTAGACCATTCCACTCCATCTCGGCCAGAACAAGCAAGTCTTGGCAGGACACCTGAAACAGTCGATATAGTTTAGGGTACTCTTGGAAATGTTCCCGCTGTTTCTGGTAAACCTCCATTGTCCTAAGTAAATCAATTGACAAATAGTATAACATGAGTTCGGGTGGTATGTCAAGTGTATCTATTCCTTTAGACCAAAAATCTCGTTCAATTGTGGGGTCTTTTCCAGAGAGTCCATAGTACTGGCAGACTCCTTCAAGGCTTGGGTATACTTCTCTCTGACCAGTGAGCAGAAAGTGGGCAAGTTGACAATCCCAAACTCTTCGCACACTACTCGGATCAGCCCCTGCTCGTCTGCGCCAATGTAAATCGAACTTGAGATTGAATCCAACCAGTGTGGACTCAGGAATAATGAGGCGCTCGATGTGAGGTAGGATAGCTGGAGTGCCAATGAGAATAGAGCCTCCTTCGGGATAGGCACCCACGTAACAGAGTTGGTTTCGTTTGGCAAAGGGGTTTCCTTTCTGAAAGATTGAGGTTTCTACGTCAAAGACGACTGCTGACATCTACTTTGACGCTAGTTGTTTAAGTTGGCCCAAGAGCTCATGTAAATGTTGCGAGTCTATTGCTCGACAAGATCGAAGATAATTAGGATGAAATTTATTCCCATTATCAGACTCTTCCTCAATATCCAGGTAATAAAAAAATTGACGTAGTAAATCTTTTATTAGTTCGTCTTTTGAATTATAAATCATCTGTACCCAAAAGTATCATTTTTCTTGACATCATCTAAAAGTTTATTCTTCATTCTGACCACTTTCTCTTGAGTTACTCCATGTTGATTGATAAAGTCTGGTGAGTCCAGGATCATAAATTGAAGACTATATCCCTTCTCGTCAGCCAACTTTACATATCTTTCAAACTGCCACTGTTCAAGATTGGTATTGGAAACAATAGTATTCCAACCATTAGCTAACGATTTGGCAACGGCTTTAAAACATTCATCATGACATTCTTTGAGTCTGTAATGATTAAACTTGTAATTCCCATCCAAATCTGTCATCCATACATCTGCTTCAAACCAAAAGTCAAACAATCCATGATCAACTAAAGCATCAGCAATAGTACTCTTACCACTTCCAGGAGCACCACGAATAATCAGAAGAGTAGGCATTAAAAGTCCCTTTCAGGAAGAAATTCTTCTTTCATAAATTGTTTCCCATTAAATGAATTATCATCATTCCCATGCCCATCAGTTGTCTGAAAATTTCTAGAAGCCATTATATCATAAACCTCAAGGAAAGACAAGGGATAATAATGGTGACAATCAACGCCAACGTCAAGACGTTTTCCCAGGTTATTCCTTTTAAGCGATCCATGACAGTGGCCATGAAGGTGCCAAGAGCCATGCGACATTCCATCCCAAGACTCGATTGGATAATGACAGAGAACAATCCGAGCATTGTATTCAGTTTTCCCTCCGAAGAAGTTCTTGACAGTTAGACGATAGTAGTCTTTGACCCACTCGAACTGATCCCGTACTTCCTGTGAGAAATTATCGTGATTCCCACGGATCAGAAAAATACGTCCATTAAGTTGGTGAAGTATTTCAAGTGCCTTGTTAGTCCCACAAAAAGCAAAGTCGCCAAGATGATACACATCATCTTCCGGCTTAACGACTTCATTCCATCTCTCAATTAGACCTTCCTCCATGTGATTGCAGTCGGCAAAAGGACGCCCACAGTACTTGATGATATTACTGTGATTAAAGTGGGTATCAGATGTAAAGAAAATCATTCGTCCGGGGTCTCCCAAAATCTACAATAAAAGTATTCACCATAAGAATCAATTTCCCATTGTGGATAACCTTCTTCAAGTAACCATTTTCTTAAATCATCTGCATCTTTTGGAATAACTTTCGGGAATCCGTACTTCCAACCAGAAGGTGGATCAATAAATTTCATAGTTCATCCTCAATTGGTTCATATCTATCCCACCAATAATAATAGGCCCGTTCAGTTAGCCAATGACCAAATTTAAACCAACAATACTTGTTATTAGCATTAGCTATTTTCATTATTCAAAACTCAGCGGGTTGTACTTCTTGTCGGCTTCATTCATATCGTCCTCCAATTTGTATGCTTCCTCTTTGGTTAGGTCTCCGGCTACCTTTCCGCCGGATCGCCAAGACCAGAGTTCGTAATTGTATGCACAGTGCTTGTATGTGATTACCACGTAGTAATTTGGACGATTAAACTTGGTCAAAATAACTCCGGCTTAAGTTGTTTGATTTTTTGAATCGTAAGGGCTTTCAGAGTTTTACCATTGATCGTTCCAAATTTAAGTTCTTTCCACTGATCCCATAGTTCTTCCTTGACCACATCATAGAAAACTCGTTCAAAAAGTTCGGGAATGTTCTTAGAAGACCAACCACCCTTTGATTCCTTGATTTTTTCAATTGTCTTGTCAACCAAATGAGTGGAGACAACTGATTGTACAATCCGGTCCTCATTAAGTAGACCTGTATTGATGTCCGGGGCACCCATTACTTTGTGGTGTTCATCCTTAAACTCCTGCCGGATTAGCTTCGCCCACACTTGATCCCCAAACTTATTGTAAAAGTCGTAGTTCTTAATAACAATCCCCTCGCCGGGGTCCCCTTCATCCGGACACAGGTATCTATTCTTAGCCAGGAACTCCATAAAATGCTCATAGCGCCCATTCTTGACGGTTGCCAGGGGTGGTATATAGTCGAGACCAAACTCGTCTAGGAGAGGTTTATACACGTCGTATGGAAGATACATCTCGGAGGTATCATCGTACACGTCGAAGACATAGAATCGTCTCCAAGCATCCTCTCGATAGCCTTTAAAGGTGTGTGGAACCAGCCATTCCCCATAGAGTCTCAAATACCTGTGTTTGGTGTGAAATTGATTTAAACCATCATGTTTATTTCCCCAAGTAGCAAAACCAGCATTGTCGCTATTTGCCAAATGACGGGTTCGACTCCCAAAACCAAGATAATATTCTGTGCCATTAATTAACCATGTTGATGCATTAGTCCCATCTAGTTTTGGAAAGACATAGACTTGCCCGAGTTCAATCCCCTCGACCTCTGTGTTACCAAACTTCTCGATGTGCATGTACTGTCGGAATCCACTCATTTCTGCCACTCCAACATGTAGATGTAATACCTTCCGTGATTGCTTCGTACCCGACCAGTTGGGATAAACCCGACTTCGATTAGTGCATCAATAATTTCATCGCAACCTTCCTGTCTCTCGGAAACACTACACCGCACGAAGTCTTCCTTCTTTCTACTATTCAACTGATATCCTCGAAAGAGATACGGCCAATATTTTGAAAGGTTATCGTTATGACAAAATGATCCGATTTCGTTGATAGCACAACTAAACTGACTTTGTTCCCTGTCAAACGATAATTCCCCATCATTTATTCTGTAAGCATCATATGGTGTATCAGGTTTATTTTCAGCCATTCTTTCCAGACTGTAATTGTATCTGTGGTTGAGGCGAATCTTTTCTTTCTTCAAATCGGCTTCCAGAGATTTCAGAGTCTTGTATTCCGTCGCGGGTTTCATGCTAAATCTCCCAACCTTTATTGTGCCAAATCTCTAGTGTCCCATCTGACCTCAACACACAGTCATTAAAATCTTCTTCAAAGATTAATTCAGGGTCTTCACCAGGGGAAGATAAAGCAATACACACCTTAATCTTGTCAACCCGTGGATCATTTAATATAGACTTCAGACGTTGGGTTTCCATTAGTTCACCTGTGAGTAGTCGATGACATCTTGATAGCGTGCAATCGTAGGTTTAATGATAACATCCCACTTTCCGTGACGCATTTCTGGATCACTGTCTTCATCTCCAATTAATTTATTTTTTGAGACATGAAAGTGTCGTACGAATTCAAATCCGACATCGTTTTGTCGACCAATTCCAAGTATCCAATCTGCTTCAGCTTGTTTAGATGTTTTTGCATTTGCGACATTAGCCATTGTGAGCCATTTTTGTCCTTCTCCTGATCCGTCTGCTTGGCATATTCCGATAACAGGAGCGTAAGTTTTTGCAAGCTCTCTAGCCCACTGATATATTGATCCAAGTTTAAGGTCTTCCCTGTCGGCCTGAAATCCTCCAATTTTATCGATTTGGTCGAAGACGATGAGGGCTGGCGAAATCTCCGAACATATTCTTTCCACGTCCGAACGACTGATAATCGCGTTATCATAGAGTTTAATGTTTCCCTTTGTAGCCTTTAGAAAAGCGTCCTTGTGTTTCTTATGACCCGAAAATAACTGTTCAAGTCCGAGTCCAAGGGCAGCTTGATAGTTGCGAAGCATGACCTTGGTCCCCTGCTCCTCGTTGTTAAACCATACAATAGGAGCTTGAGTCTGACCTGCCATATGTGTGACCGTATGGCATAGAAATGTGGTCTTGCCAGTTTCGGGACGAGCGAACACGAATCCGAAATCGCCTCGTCTAAGACTCCCAAGACTTCTATTAAGAGACGCAAGAGGCCAACGTAAGCCTTGTATCCTAATAGCTTCATTATAAAGTTCTTCAAGATCATCGGTTACAGGTTCCCATTCCGGTTCAGATAAAGTCTCATCTTTCCCTTCCGCAAGGAGTTTCCCGAGTTGCACCAAATCTTTAATTTTGGAGGAATCGTTGATAGAATCAAACGCCGTAATAGCCATTTGGTGCAGAGTAACTTTTCGTGCCATGGACCCAAGAAGAGCATGTATGACCTCATCGGCCACCTTACTCTCCGAGATACTTTTGAATATATTTTCAAATGTGGTTCTCTCAACTTCGGTTGGATTTTTGGTAGACAAGTAATGCGCATGAAAATCCTCCAAAGACGAAGACTCCGGATACTTTTCTCGAAAAGACCTGAGTACTTCAAAGACAACGTAGATGTCAGGGTATGTTTCCCTGACATAATTAAGATTAATATAGGATATATATTTTATATATATTTGAGGATTCAAAATCATCTTTAATATTATACCATGTTCAGGGAGTTGGTGCAAGTTTTATTTTCCTAAGAATAGCGTTGGCAAACATCACCAATTGCTCCGATGTGGCATTGTTTTTTAATCTATTAGCTAAATAACTAATTACTTCAACATTTCCTTTAATATATCCCTTAGTATTATCAATGCGATCCAATGATGGAGAGTTGTCGCTGTTTTTATTAGTTCCTTTTTCTAATTTAAATCCAAAATAAGGGCATACTTCGGGTATGATAACATCAGTTATATCAATATTAAATTCAAAACCGTAACGTTTTGCTCTACTCTTGGCTTGGCATAACATCCAGGCTTCTGGATGATTTAATTTCCACTCCTTACTTCTTTGTACAGCTTTAGTTTTGTTTATTTTAGCCCATTCCTTAGAGCGTTTATTCATTTCTTCTTTATGCAATTGATAGTATTTTTGATTATAGATTTTATCTGTCAAATAACAGCCTCCACAAAGTTGTTTATTTCTTCATCCGTGTAGTCTTTCGGGTCTTCTTCCGTAATTATTACGCCAGTATTAAATCCCTGTTGACGAGCCTTTAATGCGAGAGCCATTGATTCCTTTGCCTTGTCATAATCCAGCCAAAAGAAAAGCGTATCCCCTAGGAAATTCATCCTATGAAGTTGTGGTCGTGTTACATTGGACCCAAATAAAGGCATCACCCGATACTGACGTGATACCTTGATGGCAGAAATCATGTCCTCTACAAGTATTATACCATCTTTGGGGCGTTTCGTCAACTTCTGATCAAAAGTTGTCAAGACATCATGGATGTTTCCCATGCTAAAATACTTTGGATACAACTTTTCGGGTCCAAATGATCGTCCTTGCCAAACCAACAATTGCTCTTTTATCCCATAAACTGGAAAGATCAACATCTGTCGACTAGGAGACCATTTTAACCGAAATTCTTTTACTTCATTCCATGTGATGTCATAGCTTGATAACCATTGAAGTGCCACGAAGTCGATGTCTTCGGTCACATCCACCGGAAGAGAAATATTCCGGGAATCCACTACAACATGTTGTTTAAGTTGATCTCGTACACTCGCAAATATAGTAAGGCCACAACTATAGCAATGTTTGTGACCATCATTATACACAGCAAGATTATCGCGGGATGTATCCCGACCACCCGCCGCACAACGCGGACAACGCTCTCGATGATGTAGTTGATCATTCATTTATTACCTGTTTTGTCTTGGAATCAAACACATGTATAACCAGTGGATCGTCGAACTTCACAGTTATCTGTGGACCTTCTTCCACAACTGAAACAGGTTTCCTTGTTTCCACCTGTTTTGGCAGGAATAACACCGGAGTTTGCTCGTTATCCGCCAATTTGTCCCGATTAACAAGACGCAATCCACACCCGCGACCTCGATTACAATCCAAAAACTCCTTGTCAAATGCTTTCTTATTTGGATCAATTTTCTTGTGACAATTCGGGCATTTAATCTTTTTGATTCGGGCCGCCAAAGTCCTCTTCCCCGTTTTCATCGTGAAGTGAGTAAACCACCAAATCGCAATCAATATCCCGAAGACAACGTAAACACATGTCAGTATACTCGTCTGTACTAGCATTTTTAAGGGATGTCTCATAATCGGTCAGGAGTCCATCACATGCTACACAATGCATGACGACCATCCATTAATTGGATGAAGTTCCATAATACAATCTTCGGAAGTAATGTCATTTGGATTTTGGTCCACAAGTGGATTAATTCTCACAATATGTCCCCCAACTGGAGATACCAGACATTTCAAAGCTCGTGTGGTTTCCAATGAAAAAATAGGTTGATCTGGTTTAACTACTCGACCTTCATTTAATCGGGGAACCATAGTAATAATCTCCCCAAGGGATGATCGACCTTCTTTGGTCAGATAAATCCTGGCTACCCTTATATCTTCAAAGACAGTAATTTGGAAAAGACCGTCATTGGTATGAAGGGTTTTCATAATTCCTTTGCCAGAATAACACAATAGTTATCGCTTCGTTTAGATAAGAAATCAAGTACTCTCTTGTATCCCCTACCTTCAAAGAAATCTATCCATTCTGGTCTTACGTGGCCTACCATCAGATAATTATATGGGGACTTTCTACAGACATCTTCAACCCAATCCCATAAAATTGGTTCTTTCCCCAGCACATAATGTGCTACTGCAACTCCACAATTACCTTCCAAAGTAGTTAGATGCAATGATCCAAACTCTCCACCAACTCGCATTCCACCAGCATCACCATAATCAATGGAGATTCCTTTTGGTGGAGGATTATTTTCCAGAACATGGTCAACAGCAGGTTTCGACCACCTAACCACTCCTTCGACACCCCAAATAAACGACCAATCTCTCATTATTGATTTCTCATCCATTGAAGAATTGCATTAGTGTAATTTGTCAACGTCGTGCCTTCCAAACCAGGAGCTGTGTTAACTTCCAGCACATAACATTTATTTTCCAAGGAATTCCATATGATGTCCACTGCTCCAAAATCCAAACCAAGAGACCTGCAAGCACGAACAGTAAGATCATCAATGTTATCTGGTTTGACAACATTATCCCGGCAAAACACCCAACCATTGTCATGGTTACGAATAAAGCTATCCACTTCTCCATCGAAATCCTTTTGTTTGCGTTTCTCTTGGACATCAATCACTTGTCCGTTGAAGACATGTACCCTGAATTCTTTCCGCTTCTTTTTGTATTTCACATATAAAGGCACCCTCGGTAGCTCGTCCTCTGGACTCTGCACCAATATGATACCCCGACCACCATGCGAATTCAATAAATTCCGACAGACTACTACATTTCCGGAGGTCAGCCAAGTATTGGCGACGGTACCATCCTGAGTCCACTCTGGACATGCTACATTCTCCTGTGTAAAACGCCTAAAGGCGCTAAGTTTGTTAGATGCAACTGCTACAGTAGGTGGTTTGTTCAACCATACCCGACTCAGTGGTGTCCAAACAGGCCACTGACTACTTCCGTAATTGACAATCAATGAGCGTGGAGTAGGCCGATAGTTTCCATTTGGCCGAACTCGCCTAACCTTGTTCCCTAGTTCAACTGTAAGTTGGTTTGCCAGAACTCTAGCAGCATGGCTACCTAAATTATATGGTAACAATACCAGACGACTCGAAGGCATCCTGCATCTCCTTAGGCATCTTGTTGAAGTTCTTCGTAACACACGTATCACACACTACTCTAGTGGGTGTGATTGATGTGAACTTTGACATATTAATATTCAGCCGTTCCCCACACTTAGTACATTTTTCATGTTCACAAATATATCTCCACTCAAACATTGGAATGTCGGCATTGTTCCAAATTGGAACCATCGTATCAGTCTGCAACTCGGTGACATGCATTACAATACCATCACTCGGCTTTCGGGCAATATTTATTACCCGACCAACAAGTGGTCCAGAGGCACTAAGATCGACTACATCTTCCCATTCCATTTCTGCCGGACAAATGGAAATAGCTCGTTGGAAGATTGGTTTGCCAGGAAGGTACACTTGCCCTTCTAACTTATATCTTGTCCATCCTTCATCTGGTTGTAGAACCTTCACAGGATGAAAGAGAACATGAGTTCCTTTCGGGTAATGATTGTACCATTTCTGAAACTCGTTGGTTGGACGGGTCGCAGTCAGATCAATAATGTTCGACTTGGGTTCAACTTCCAGGTCTCGTTTAACTTCTTCTTCTAGTCTCTTTAATTCGCTCTCAAAAGGTTTTTCAAATATATCCGGTTCCCAATGGGTTCGTTTGACCACTCGTTCCGGAAGTTTGGAAGTGGATATATTCAGTGTTCCCTTAGTCCATTGGAATTTGTAGAGTTCCCGAGGAGGAATCAACTTCATATTGGTAGACTTCGTCGCATTTCTGGCCATAACCCAACCACCCATGTAACCTTCTGAAGCCAGAACAAATATCTTTTCACTCTCTATAATACATAGGGGTCGTTCGTCATTTCGAACTGCATATAAACATTTGTCATTCAAGTCATACCAAACTAATGCCCATGCTCCACCCAATTCTGCCAGAGTTTTTTCATAGCCATCTTTGGCAAAGCTTTGGCACACTGCATGACTATCTACCTCTGCATCACCTACGTCATTCTTATGGTTGGGAATAGTCCCATTGTGAACAAGGATGATGTTCCCTTCCACAAATGGATGGGCATTGTCTCGTGTAATAGCTCCTTGAGTTGCCTTTCGGTTGTGCCCGACAACAATGTGTCCGGTTGAAACTGCCATACTACGGGTGTCTTCCCATTGTTTTGTACCAACAAAGTTCAGAGGATGGGTTGCAGCTTTTGTGATTCGCACTTGGCTATTACCCAGGACTGCAAAAACACCAGTGGAATCCTTCCCACGAAGGGAATCCACAATCAACATCTCTTCAAAAATCGTCAAATCTCCAGGCCATAATGCGGCCTTGTTTTTGGCAATAACTCCAACGATACCACACATTAACGATTTCTCCCAACAAATTGTTGAAATACCTCAACCATTTCCTGATTGTTGCGCATATTTGCATCCTGAATGGCCCATTGGGCATTATCCAATGCCCTGTCAGGGGGTACCGCAACCGCCGCGACGGGCTCGAATCTGAATGGTCTAATTTCTACCAATTCATCTTCGGGTCTTAACTCGTACCTCACTTGTTGACTTGGTTGTTTGGTACTTTCCAACCACTTTGAGACATTCACAGCTTTCTCGGAAACGAGTGCTTTCTTGAATGCAGATGACAACACTCCAAATTTCACAGCACGTACTCCCGCCTCCATATCTTCGGGAATATACAGTGGATTAAACAACTTTATTTGTGAACCAAAAACCAACTCCGCAAACTGCAAGTATTGGGAATTAGTATTCAAATCAAGGATGGACTTGATGAAATTAATCTGGTTGTTTAGTACATACTTCTTGAGAGAAGTCAACAGATTAATCCAATTACAAACCAAGTCCAAATCACGAGTGCCATGAAGTTGCCTAAACTCCAACGTACCAAAGTTATGCAGTGAAGCAGTATTCAGACCAGTATACCGTGTGTCGTTTCCTTGGATAGCTCCACGTTGCTCCAATTGGAATTTGAAATCGTGGAAAAGATTGGCGACCCTAGCTGTGTCTTGCATTGGCACACAGAAGACTGACTTATCCCGATCATGGCCAATAAATCTATACAACGATCTCTCGAAGACAAGATACAACAAAATAATCGAAGAGATCAAATCAATAGTATTGTCGAGTACATTCAGGTGAACATGGATACTTGTGCGTGGACTGAATGTTGCCTCAGTTTGCAAGTAATTATAGAACAGTGTCAAAGCCTTGGACAATTGGTCTCCACGAATGGGAGGTGAAACAAATTCTTGCCCATTGTTCCGAAGAGACCCGTCGGCTTTCATAGTCCAAATTCCCTTAAACTCTTCAGGATATTTGGTTATATTCTCGACTTCAATTTCGATGCCACAAAATTCATCATCATGAATAATCAGAGGACCAGATTTGTACTTGCTAAGAATCTTAATGGCAGTTATGTTATTTTTCGGAGACTCTATTCCTATTAGTTCAGATAATCTGGACATTTTGATCCTCAATATTTCTGAAGTAGTCCGTAACTTCTTGGGTAAAAACTTTCTCCCGAAGGATGAGTCGATCATCCAAAGGAATGTACTCTGCAATAGGCGTACTAAGATACCATAACAGTAGCGTATCTTTGAACGGATGAATCCCCAAAGCCATTTCATTGGTGACTGGAACACTGAGAAGATTTTCATCTTTTAATTTTTGGAAAGCCTTTTTAAGAGACAACAAACTCCTTGATTCAAAAGCTGATTTTACTAATTCCTCATTTAAATAAGCCTGACAACTGATAATAAACATTGCATAAGGGCAATCAAAATTAGTTGTATGAACGTGTATTCCTTTACGAAACTGACGAAGATATTGCCGCATAAAGATAACGGCGCGTCTTTCGTGTAGAAAATAACCGAGTTTTGGAAACTCAAATGACAATTCAAAGTTGGTGTCATAGTTCAATTTGATATCACCGAACGTTGAATTCTTGAGGAGTAAAACTGGAGGATTGCCGAGAATAACTTCTTGAACAAATACAACTTCCCATTTACCGGTCACTTTGGCACGGATAAATGTATTCAAATACTTTTGGGCAAAATCCCGCCCAATTTGATCCCAGTTCTGAGCCATTATGTGACTTTAAAACTTCTTACGATCTTGAAATCATAATAATGAGGAAATTTTATATTACAGTTTTCAGGGTCAGTTGGAACTTTTTGTGCAAAAACCTCTGCTTTATTTCTGGAGTCAAACACACCAAGTATATCCGATCCCTCATAGTCATGCCCGGCCTCAACAATCCAAACTTCAGATACCATAATCCCTCATGATTTGTTCAGCCAGAGGTTTATTCGACGTGTTAATGCACTCCTGGATTCGCTCGGACTCGGCTTCAAGATAATCGAACTCTTCTCCATGCTCCGTCAACCACTCATGAGCACGTTGGGTTGAATCAAATGCCCACCGTTTGAGTTCATCCGACTTCAACCAGAAGTTGGACACAGCACGATATTCCACTCCCGGGTAATCCTTCGGACGACATGCACCCGCTTTTCCATAGAGTTCACGACGCCGTACATCTTCATCCATAAGTACGGAAGGTACCCCAACAAACAAATCCATTGCCCGAGCCATATGGAACGGATTGTGGATTGTTTGGATGTGGATGTGTCCACCAGCACTACGAAGGGATTTGTCGGCTGACTTAGGACGCGGATTAATCCGGCGTGTCCACGCATTGTAATCTGGATCACACCCAAATTCTCGCGCAGCCTTTGATTTCAATTGAGATTTGTCGAACTGAGCACTAGCGGTAATGCTCAGAGACAATCCTTTTTCCCTTACCAATTCCTCTATTGAAGCCAGATTGAAATTGATTGCCTCAACAAAGCGTTCAATATCATTGGAGGGAGGTATATTAAATTCAACTGCTACATTGTCTTCTTGGAGAGCACACCCATCCTCTCGAATCATCTTTGGGAATCGTTTTGATCCACCAATGAGGTTAATTGCAGACTTAAAAATTCCTTCTTTGTCCACAAGGAACAGTTCGGGATCAGCACCAATTGTAATCATTGAATGAGTAACTTCTTGGGAGTGGTATCAAAAATCATATCTTTCTTATCCAAGTTTGAGATTAACATGCGTAATTCCAACAAGTGATTATTGTACAGTACATTACGAAATTCACTTACGGGAATCGAGTACTTGGCTACAATTTCATAGGCCGGTTTATGATAAATCCATTGTCCGTCGTCGAGAACTTTAACCAAGATACAGAGAGTGGGAACATGATTAATTTTCAGTCTTAAGAGTTCTTCAAAAATTCTTTTTGATTCACTCCTGTCATTGTACCAAAAAGTGGAGAGAGCACTAGCCCCACAACAAGAAAAAGGACTCGTGACCTGGCCAATCATTACTGCTCCATACTCTCCCCCAGGTTCAACCCATTGAAAGTTTGTACCCAGCATCGAACCGTTTCGTGTTATTTTTGTTCCATTTGGGAGATTAGAAAATATTCCCTTATATAAACCGTAAATAAAGGAGATTAATCTGTCCGTTGAACACTTTTTAACTTTTACACCCATTTCTGAAAGATATCTTTTGTGTTCCTCAGTTATTTCAAATTCAACTGCCACAATATTCCTCCACGAGATTACGACAATACTGCACAAAAGGTTTGTTAAACCCCATAAATTCGGGATGTCCTTGAATTGCAAGACATTTTACATCTGGAAACCACACGATTTCTGGTTCAATTTTGAACCATTCATCAACATGCAAATCTTCTGGCATATCAATAGGTCGATCATCCTCCCCGAGATATACCTCCGATAATTGGGGGTTTGCATAAGCAATCACTTGGTGATTTGTATCAAAAGGATACATCATTTGATGATGTAATGATGTAGTCAAATAAGTTTCATGGTCAACAGTATATATTTCATGATCTTTTCCCACAGCATGCCCATTAACATGCTGGATTACCTTACCACCTGCAAGAGCACACATTAACTGTGCGCCCCGGCAAATACCAATAATTGGCAGCCCTTTTTTAATTGCAGCAATTACAAGGGCTACTTCATACTGATCCCTTTTGGAAAGAATTTCAGATGCACCTGTGCGACTTCCGGGTTTTTCACCATATAGACTTGGACTGATGTCTTCCCCTCCCCAAAGGAGAAGGCAACCATTATCCGGTAAGTCTTCTGGATCGGCAACTACTTTACTTTGTGTAAAGATATCACGAAATGGATAGAATTCTTCAAACAAAGCACTACATAGTATTCGATCAATTACCTCGTTTTGGGACAATTTCCCCCTCCGGTGTAACAGTTTTACATACAAATTCTGGTCGTCGGGCTTCAATAACTTCAATAGCCTGAAAAATGTATACCTGTTTCTCTAAGGCATTCTTAGCTAATTCTTCAGCTTCTCGACGACAGGTTTCTTCACTCATTAAAACAAAACGTGGCTTGGATTTTTCATCCAGAATGAAATCCCCGGAATCCGCTTGTCGAAGTTTTCCGAAATCTAACTGGCAAACCAAAAATGAACCGGCCATCACACTTTCTCCAGGCGTTGACAGAGAACCTTGTAAGCTTCGGGTTGCATTGGCCGACCACCAATCTTGTGGAGGAATACGTGGCCCTTGATTCGCTTGATTTCAAAGCGAGACCAGTTTTCCCAACCACTTCCGACCCACACATCCACAAAATCAGGATTCAACAATTTGTAGAACATGATTATTTTACTTTCTTTACAAATTTAAATTCGGGAGATGGAACTTTGCAGCGAAATTTCATTTCATTGCCCAGGACATAACATTTACTGTTGTTCACCCAAAATGATGAAAGGTCTCCATCTATTTGTTCTTGGATGTCTTCTTCATCCTTAAAGGTAACAAATTCATTACCTTCATTGTGCAATAAAATATACATGATTATCCTTCCATTAAATGGTTTGCATTAAGGGGTTGATTGTTTTCTATCCAATACAATTCTGCTTGGGGAATCTGGAATTTCAAAAGATCATACGTTGGCTCAGTAATACTTTCACAAAAGATCAATGGATTCATTGCTCCCATAAGAGTAAACCAAATATGTTCTCCAGTCAGATCAAAAACTATTCCATCTTTTTCAAATTCAAACGGGGCACTACAAAAATATGTAGTGTTTATTCCTCGAATAGAGGATGTAACAAAAACAAAATACTGTCTCATCGAATTTGTCCGGTTCGTTGACGTGTTAAGGTATCACTTAGTACATTCCATCCGTCACATTGATAGATAACAAACAACTGTTCCGGAGATTCCAGAGTTTCCTTGGCATCCGCCAACCAACGAACTTTAAGGCACTTATACGGACCCTTATCATCCTTGTGTTGCCAACGATTGAGGGCAACTATTACCCCCCAATTTTCACAGGTAAGAACGTCGAAATTGGAAGGTTTCCAACGGGAAACAATTGATCGGACAACGAACCCTTTCTCTCGAACGTCAATCAGATATTCATCTAATTGATTCCAGCTTGTGAAACAAGGGGGAAGATAGCCACTGGCTTCAGGGGCTATAGGGGAATGGGCAGGTCGATCACCAATTTCTTCGACCCCACCAAAGTTTAGATATGCCTCGGCGTATTCATCATTTTCTACGTCGCCAACCGTGTGAACAATTGGCTCTGCGAATTTTACTTCCGGCATTGTCTTACTTTCTTCTGAACATCAAGATAAAACTGTCCTCCCGAGAAATAATAACTGAGGATTTCATATTCTCCGTCCATTCCACAAACTACAATATCTTTTTTGAGAGCTTCGGCAATCTTATAGACTGGAGTGTTGGGAGAACTATCCCCGTCGAATACAACAAAATCAATTGGTTTCATGTTATTTTTTGTCCCTTGTTAAACCAACTATTTCATGTTCCCAAATTAATAGTGGAATTCCGGGAATAATATCTGGAGCATTCCTAACTCGATACTCAATTCCATCTCCTGTATTGTTGACCGATTGTATGTCTCCTTCAAAATCAAATCCCATTTGAAGCTTGTTTTCTCTGCTAAAACAGTGAACCATTTGACCAACCCTGTAACGTGGACCATCCTGAATCATGCTGTTCTCCATTCGTGGGTTTCAAAAGTCACACCATTTTTGGTGTGTTGACGTGTTACACGATACAACCAAAATCCATTGCAGTTTTGGTACATGTCTGTTATCTGCCCACCCGCCAGTGTGGACCCAAGACTGTACAGTGGTGAAGCTGAACTTATCGGCGGTCGATCACACTTCATTTCAAGAATACGGCAACGATCAAAATAATAACACCCGTCCAAACAATAATAGCAAATGCTGCAATGACTACTGCAACAATGGTATCAATCTCCATTCATTCCTCAATCTCAAGTGGCCAAGCTTTGTTGCCTACACGATGTTCATCGAATCCACTGTTTCTGGCAGCAGCATCAGCGTCCGCCTGAGATTTGTACCAACAAGACCAATCAATCGATCCTTGATATAGATTCACCCAAACTGTTCGTTTGACTTTAGCCATACCAATTAGATCCAAATCAGTTGGATTCATTCCATCATAACTTCCATCCAAGTCACAATCGAATGATATTCCTGGGAATTTTTCGGTAACAAATGACATTTGATTTAGAATTAAAGGATTAATTCCAACAAAGAAGGCTTTTGATCCACTCCGCGTTAATGCAGGTTTCCCGGACCTGAATTCTTTGAGATTGAAAGGTTTCATTTCATTTGGCTCCATTGATTACAACAGATTTTAGGGATTTCCACGGAAGGCAGGATTTGATTTCGGAAGTCTGAATTGCCGTCCGAACAGACTTGTTCACAGACTTGAGAGCATGCTCTCTTGACTTTCCGGAAATTACGATGGTCTTGCCATTTACATCAAATCGAAAATTGCTCATAATGAATACCTCCGTGTGCAAACTGCTGGTTGGGGGGCTGCCATTCGTGCGAGAATACACTCAGTTTCGGTGTCGAAAACCGTGGCTGGACCTGAAAGGGACAACACAAGAACCCATGTTATCATTGAAGTCTCCGAAGTAACTCCTTGTAGATATACTGATTTGCGAAGGCCGCACGAGCACGATCTATTAGCAGATCATATGTATCGGCTACCGCACAGGCAACCCCGGCTGATCTGGATATACCCACTTCACAATGAACCACTAAATAAAACGGTCGATCATCATCTGCCAGAATTTTAATAAAATCAGCAATATCATCCAGTTGTTCAGGGATTGCAGGGGGATACCATTCAGCAGCTTTGGTATTTGGTTCTGTATCCCAAAATTGAATATGAATGGCGAATTTGAACTGTTCAGTGTTTTCCTTCTCTGTGTCAGGATCGCCAATACAAATGGCTGCAAGTCTTAGCCCATCATCTGTATAACGAATCCAATCATGTCTTCGAAAGAACTCTCGACTAACATGAAGTACTTGAGAAATCAATCAATTCTCCTTAATGGTACCCGAAGTGGGAGTCGAACCCACACGCCTAATGGCTCGGGATTTTAAGTCCCGTGTGTCTACCAATTTCACCATCCGGGCAAATGAATTATTTGCGTTTCCCTTGTTGTGCTTCCAGTTTGAAAAGGAACAGCATTTCCCGTTCGATCCACTTGCGATAAAACGTTTTCCGCTTGATGCGGCCGAATGATTTCTTTTTCATGGTCAATACCTCGCTTGACTTCCATCCTTGAATTTAACATCCCGTCCTTCCCGCACTCCGCCAAGGTGCTCGATTACCTGTTTCTTTTGCCATTGCAAACGGGTCTTGGCTCTGGCCACATTGGACTTCGCCAGTTCTTTGAAATCCTCGAAGATTGCAGCCCTTGCCTTGGCATAGTTTATGGAACTGCGATCCAGTGGTTTCATTTCAACATTGTCGATATGAGACATGCTTATCTCCTAGATTATGCTACGTTTTGGAAGGTCGATCATTCGGATGATGCCTCAAACCCGGCTATAAGGCATACCGGGTTGCCACT